ATGCCACCCTTAACTTCTATATTTGCCTGCCCCATCTGTGTTATAGTTTCAGTCAATAATTCTTCTCCATAAATCCCTGCAACCTTATTTAATACTTTCCCTGCTATATTTTTACCTATCATTTTAGATAATGGAGCAGTTAATATACTTACAAAGGCAAGGTTGCTTAATGCCTCTGGTACTGCTTCCCACAATCCGTATTGTGTGGCTAAATTATTAAATCCCTTCTTTAAACTATCTTCTTCTTCTTGTGTTAAACCCTGCCCTGTCGTGGCTAACTTTTCTTCATTTTTAATATCTAAATAACTTTGCATAATCTGATAGGTTGATATCTTATAAGCTGCAACACCGGAAGCGGTTGTACCTGCTAAATAAGCAGCCACCCTTGAACCCGGTACAGGCAATAATGCAATAGGAACGCCTGTTGCTAATCCTGCTCCCATTGAAGTAGCCGAGAACGCCATACTTTGAGGCATACTGGCTACATCAGATATCTTTATCCCGGGAAGGACATTTATATCCCCATATTTTTTAACAGCTTCTTGAACAAATTTCTGCTGTTCTACTTGTGCCTGTGCGATATATTTATCAGCCTTATCTTTATTAACCACACTTGCTCCACTTGATCCTTGTGTTGCCTGTAAGACGGCTGCCTTAATCTGTTGTGGTATTTTTGTAATGGATTGAGCTAAAATACCTGCACCGGCAAGTAATGCGTCTGTCCTTTCAGGATTATACGTTTGGCTTTCTACCCAGTTAAACTTTTCAATAATTTTAGTTGGTTTAGGCAAAGTAACCCCCATAGAACCTTTAGCTATTGTTCCAGGAGTTGACATAGGAGAAGTAGCCATAGTTGGAGTAGGTGCAGGCGTAGTTATATCCTCTACAGCCTCCGGCTCAAACTTTGCCTTTAAACTTTCAAAGTCATATTCTTCTGTTGATGTTTCAATAGGCTCAAATTTAGCTTTAAGGCTTTCAAAATCAAATTCTTTTTCTTCTTCTTCAGGTTCAAATTTTAACTTTAGTTTAGCAAAATCCATTATTTAATAAGACCTCTTTTTTTAAGTTCTTCGTATGCTGATTGGTCATCTTTTTCGTCTGCTAATTTAAACAATTCAGCTACAGTCATAGTTGTATAATCAGACTCTTTCTGTGTAGGAATTGCTGTTACTCCTCTCTTTGGAACAGTCCCTTTTTGCCAAAACTCTTTAGCTTTATTAATGCCCCTTTGTAATAGATTAGGCTGTGCTTCAGATTCTGGTTCGGGTATTGGCTCTTCTTGTGTCTGTGCATTAACATCAATACCAACCTGTAATAAATAATCTTCTACTTGCTTTTGAACATCTGCGGTAAGTGAAGGTTTTATAAGACTATAATTATTCTTAATCTCTACCTTTTGTTCTTCGCCTAATTGAGCGCCACTATTAATATAATCCTTCATTATCCCTTTAGTGCCAAATAAAACATCATTAGGATCAACTGGTTCAGTACCACCGCCCCCTGTAGTCCCCGGCTTCTCATACTTTGGATAGAACCCTGTTGAATCATGACCAAAAGGCATACCTTTGCCATATTTAGCCCAGAATTCGTTAAGGGTGGAACAACTCTCTGTTTGAGCTTCGGTTGGCTGTTTAAACTGTATGCCCTCTAATCCTGCGGTCTGCCCTGCCACAGAAGGGGCTATCTGACTTCTCGTCTCAGAAGATGATTCTCCATAAAATTCATAAGGAGTAACTGTTTGAGGTTGCTGTGCTGCATTTTGTGCCGCCTGTTTTTTCTTCATTAATATACTTTCATAGGCTTCAAATGTTCTTAATCCTTTTTCACCCTGAATATGCGGTCGGATAGCGTCAGTTATTGCCTGTGCATCTTCTAAACTTACGCCTTCTAATATACTTGGCATCATCTCAAAATATTGATAATTTGACTCTACGGTCTTTTTATCCATAGCCTGTATTGCCTTATATGTGCCGTCAACTGTTTCTTTTACATCATAACCAAGTGCCATCCATGCAGTATTTATTTTCATTATGTCATCGTCAGAATATACGCCATCTTCACCTAATTGGGCTACTGTTGTATTAAATAGGGTAGCCTGTTCCGTCATTTCTTCCTGCTTTTTCTGCAACTTCTTCTTTTCGTTCTGCTGCCATTTCATCTGACCCATATTAAAACCTGATTTCAGACCACTTGATAAACCCTGTAAAAAGAATCCTGAGTAATCTGCCATAATTAAATCACTTCCTTTTCTATTACAATATATTTCTTTTTATACCCATACCTGCCCATTTGCCTATCTATAGCTTTCTCGTTTCTTGCTGTTGTAAAGCTAATTTTTACTGCCTTATATTCTTTAGCCTTATTTTCTATATGTTTCATATAATCTTTCCATAATTTACGATAGTTCGGGTTGACCCATAAGAACACCACAAATAGCGTTAAATTACCTGATATGTCATTATCTATAGTTATAGCTGAACAGCCAGTCATTTTATCTTTATCATAACTGGCAAAGGTAAGCGTCTTTTCGTTATATATTCCAGCTATCATATAGGTATATAATGATTTTTTACTTAATTTACAGTCGGGTACATCGCCTAATTTATCCACTATATCTAAAAACGTTTTACTATCTGTAATTTGTTTTATCATCTTATTTACCAAATACAAACCCTAATATGGTTCCGAATAGACTACCTATACCTTGAGCCTTAGCCACCTTATTACTTGCCTCTAATTCCATTTCAGCTAACTGTAAATTATAACCGTGTTGTTGTTCACTTAACTGACTTGTTAACTGTCCCTGTAATAATATATTCTGGGTCTGGTATGCCTGGTTGATAGCCATTTTCTTTATGTCAATATCTGCCTGCCAAGCCTGCATAGTAGCTAATTGTTCCGCCTGCCAGGTGGCAAATTCAGGTGCATACTTTAACTGACTCTGTTCACTTAAATAGCCCAAGAATTGACCTGCTGCCCCCATAGCCTTTTCAAAACTTGCCATCTTCATTAGTGCTGAATTAATCTGTACATCACTTATCGCCCCTGCTATAGCTACCGAAGTATTGGAACGGATTGCCTGCTCGTTGGCAAAAGTAAAACCTGAATTAGTAATCCCCCTGCGTTCCATGTTATTACGCATTACCCGGATATTTTCCTGTTCACGTGCCTTAAGTGAGTCAGTCTGCTTTTGTATCATTAACGCTTGTGTTTCTTCGGGGATACCGTATCCGCCTGCTTCTACCCAATCAGTTATTTTACCGCCATACATATCCTCAAAAGCCTGTTGTGCCGCTGATATTTCATAAGGTGGCGCTGGTGTTACTTTGGCTGGGGTTATACCTGCTCCTGCTCCTGCTCCTGGTATGCCTGGTGTACTAGGTGTACCTGGTGTACCAGGTGTACCTGGTCGTATAACTGGTGTACCTGAAATAAAATCTCCGGTAGGCATATTTTCAGTTGTAGTTGGTGTAGTTGTTTCCGCAGCTGTAGCATCAGTTGATACAGCAGTCCCCCAGGGGGATTCTCCTGTTTCCTGATATGATGTCCATGCATCTGCGAACATGTCGTTATATGTTGCACGTTTTGCCGGACCCTCCGAATAATACCATCGATAATATTGTTTATTAAAATCAGATTTTTCAGCTATATTTTCTGCCATAATAAAATCACTCCTTATAGATTATTCCCCTATATATTTAACCCCCTAATATTGTTACCTTGCTTTGCAATCTAATTTGACCATCACACTCGCACTAATCCCTGTTAAAGCATCTGTTTCAAACTTGATTTTCTTTTTCCCGCTACCCCTTACTAATAATTTTGTTACTTCGATATCTACTTGGTCTGTCGTGTAGGGTCCGTGTTTCTGTCCCCATGTCATACCGTCATCTTCGGATAGATAAAAATTGATAGTTGGGGTATTATCTTCTTCGTGCATACCATAAGCAGGTACTGGAGGCACTTCTGTCGTGGTACATTCAAACCAATCGCCATAAACAAGCCCATCATAAGAATTTAATGCCCATGCCCTAATATAATAAGTTGTTGTTGGTTTTAATCCATTTAAAGTCATTTCAAACTGCCCCGTGCCGATACCATCTAATAATTCCCTAACCGCATACATACTATCTGTATATGTAATAATCGAGCTTTTTTCGTAATATTCAAATCCCCTTGCATCATATCCGCCCCCATCACTGGTTATGTTACCTATTGCAGTTAAGGTAGTTGATTGAAGGTCTGTACAAGATGCTACAGAAATAATCGTTAAACTATTTGTATAAATACTAATATAGGGTGAATCGGTGGTAGTGAAGGCAATATAATGGGCATTACTATTTGAAAAACAAATACTATTGCCTGCAATTGATACTGTCGGGTCTAAATCGTCATATTTAGTTAATACATCTCCACTTCTGCTATAAATTATATTGTAAGGAGCATTACTTTGAATACACGCTAAAAGTGAACTATCGTGTGAATAGTCTAAATCCTCAATTGTACCCGAACCTGATGTTGCCGGATATGTTAGTTTTGTAAAAGTATCATCGCTTCGTTTGTAGGTAAATACAGTGCCGCCAGCCTGACCCATTGACAAATAAGTATCATCGTTTGACCATGCTACAGAAGAAGATTTGGGTAAATCAGCCGGGTCGTCTAATAAAGTAAAAGTATCTCCACTTCGTTTACATATTTTAATTTTTAGTGTACTATCTGAAGGGTTAAGGCGTGCTAAAGCAAAATAGGTGTCATCATGGGAAAATTCTGCGTCTAAAAAACCAGTAGAATTTTCAAAAGAGATTGTTGTAAAAGTATCACTACTTCGCTTGTACATTCTGCCATAGGCAGAAATTCCATTATATACACCTGCATAAAGATAGGTGCTATCACTCTTTGACCATGCTATACGCTGTACTGTCCCACGAGGCAAATCATCAGGGTCAGTAAGTTTTGTAAAAGTATCTCCACTTCGTTTGTATATTGTTATATAAGGTGATGTATAATATCCGACTGCTAAATAAGTATCATCATGAGACCAGCCAACAGACAAAGCGTTCCCGGTAGGTAAATCGTCTGGGTTAGCTAATTTAGTAAAAGTGTTTCCACTTCGTTTGTAGATTGTTACAAAAGGAGTGATCGCATGAGCCACCGCTAAATAGGTATCATTGTGAGAAAATTGTGCGTCTTGCCCTACACCTGTTGGTAGAGTTGCTGGATTGTCTAATTTTGAATACATTAAATATCTTTTACCCCCACATTAAAAGCTCGTATCTTAAACGAAACCTTACATTCTACTAATTTAGTCATATTTTCTAATAGCTCAAAATCCATTATAAAAGAGTAGGTTGCATCACAATTCCCCCAGTCGTTAAACACCATTGTATTTCTATATTCGGTGATGTTGGCTGAACGGATTCTGCCTTCCATTAAATCAGTCATTTCCTGCATTTTAAATTTAACTATACGCAGGTCATTATGAAATTGGTCTAATTGTTCATTAGATATTTCGGGCATTATACTATCAACGCTCCTACGCTATATTGAATCTCGTATCCCTTAAAAGTAACTGCAAATTTATTGTTTACACTTGGTCTAATCTTAATAGCTCTCCCACTGACACTTCCAGGAAGGTCTATTTCATACCATTGGTCTTTACCTGCTGTTAAAGTTGCAGTTACTGACGCTTCTGTATTTATATCAGTTTGATAATATACAGTTAAAGTAGATTCGGTGGTTACTTCTGCCCTTATATATATTTTGTAGAAAGTCTTTTCATATTCTGGTATCCCTAAATCTAAATAATCTATCTGGTCGTATGCTTCTATAGCAGAACCGTCATCATCTAAACCCAATAACACGCTATAAACCTGACCTATAGTGTTACTACCACCCTTTAGCTTTAAACCGTCTGTTCCTCTATCCCATATAGAAAAGCAGGAGAAGCCAAGATTATATACTCCGTAAGACTTGTTTTTCATATCAATCCATATAATCTCATTCGGTACAGTCGAAGCACCCTTCGGGTAACAGAGTATATACTTATCATCAAAGTAGATTGCACAAGACAGATGTCTATAAGTGCCGTTTATATTCGTTTTTATATATTCATTCACCGCTTTACTAAATATTCCGCTTGTCGTGCCGTCAAAATAATTAATCCCGTTTTGACCGAGATAAACAATCAAGTTATCACAATTTACATAAGAACGCATAGCTACACACCCTTCAGTTGAATAGCTATTCTTAAATTCAAAATTATCTTCATCAGTACCTACTAATCTTTCAATACTGTCTTCTGTCGCTACAGGTAAAGCGGTAAGCTGTTCAAGTAAGCCAAATATCTTTTGGCTATTACCTGTTCTTTGTCTCCAAAGTGGTGGAAAGTATTCCACGTCTGAAGTATAAGAAGGATAGAGATATCCGCCATAAGCAAGATATAACTTATTCCTTCGTTTAGCTATTAAGTGAGAGGTTGTAGGTGGTACAGTATGGTTGGTTTTCGCTTCTGTACCTAAAGTATTATCGGCTTGAATTGATGAATAGGTTTCGGTGGTATTATTATCAACAGCCCCGTCATAATAATAAATCGCACCCCCTACAGAGGTACGATAGATATTCTTTGAGGCTATTTTGGCATCAGTAGAATTAACAATGGTCAGAGTAACCTTATCACTTGCCACACATTCTATAGCGTCACTAACAGGCGAGGCGTTACTTTCATAGCCGTCCTCATCTACATAGGTATAGCAGTATTTATAATTACCTGCACCTAAACTACCACCTGCACCTGCGGCTACACCTGTAGGTTTGGCAGCAGGCGGAGTAATTCCCATTATACGGGCAAAAGTGCCGTCATACTTAAATACACCATCTTTACCATTGACAAAATAACAGACATCTCCAAAGTCGCAAAAGTAGACATCTTGGTCAGCAGTTAAGAGAAAATCAGTCGTGCCTGTTGAATATACAGCAACCCCTGTGTGAGGAGCTGTATCTGGTAATTTATATATGCCCCTATTCCATGCAACTAAAAATTCCTTGCTTGAGGTGCTGTAATAATAGCGGTGCATACCTGTTATCTTATGTAAAGAACCTGCACCTATAGAAGTAAGATTATATTTTGCATATCCTGCACGCTTCTCTAACTGCCCATATTCATTTACTTTTAAGTTATGAAGTCCATCAGGTTTACGTGGCAGGTTAGCCAATTTATTTTGTGATGGACTTAAGTTATCGAGGGCTTTCCAAATTTGTTTAGCCATAAATCACTCCTTACAGATGTTCTATTGCTAATTTATTAATTTCATTCATACCTCTCCACGTCCATATATTGTGCCAAATGCTTTGGTGTATTTTTTTGGGTATATATATTATAAAATTCTCGCTAATATGATGTCCTTCATAATTTACAAAGGGTTTATTTAAAGGAATAAAACCTAATTGACGACGTTTTGCTTCTTGTTTTTGAAGACTTAATTTACCTTTTGATGATTGTCGGTATCGATTAGCAATTACATCACGACGTTCGATGTTATTAATACCCCATAATATATTTTCATTTAATATTTTTTCTTTATTATCTTTATAATATTGCTTATTATATTCAATTTTTTTCTCTTTATTGTTTTTACGATATTGTTTTTGATATTCAACTATTTTCCCAGCATTTTTGACACGATATTTCTTATCCCGTGCTAATATCGCTTCGTGGTTATTAAGACGATAATTTTTATCATATTCTTTCTTGTCTTCTTTATTTTTATATGGCATGTATACCTTCTTTAATCAATGGAACTGTATGTGCTTCCGTAATTTGTAGTATAAGGATGTCGTTTAGGTGTGTATGCAGGTATCATTTTTGATCCTTGATTCTTATTCCCATTTAAGATAGCGTTGATGTTATATATCCCCTGATTAAAACGTGCCATAAACCTATCACCTTTAGTATCTTCACTCTTTGCATACCAGCACATAGCTACGGCATAATCCCGCATATACCGCCTGAAGGATATCGTCCTGTAATCACCTGATAGTGGCACGGTATCACCTGACAGCTCGGTTGCCCTTTCTATACCGTAATAGGCGACTATGCCACCTACAGAAGGCTTGGGATAAAACCCCATCATATCGCCCCTAAAATAGAAGCGTGTAGGCGTGCCTGTAGTATCCCGCCAATTCCCAGCGTATTCATCAAGCTCTTTTAGCGAGGTCTGCACCAAAGGCTTGCCTGCATAAGTGACTCCGCCTTCATCGAGGGCTACAAAATCAGAATAGAAGCGTATTTCACGATCATTTTTAATATCAGCAGCTTCTAAGGTATGGGAATAGTATTTAGACAAACATTTGGTCTCGGTGGCAATAATCTCTTGTCCCTCGTTAATAAAACTTACTACTTCTATGGATGTCCAGAAACTTGCATCTTTTTCATTTAGTAAATACCTGGTACTGGTTTCAAGTTCTGCTATTGTGGCTAACATTCACATCACCTTACTTTTTTTTCTTATTTATTATTATCGGTTGCTTAACTTCTTCCAGCTTCACAACTTCTTTCGGTGCTAACCTATCTATTTTGGCAAGGATAGCTACGGTAGATTCATATATCTCATGCTTAAATTCTTTTATAATCTCCGCCTTATCCTTATCAAGTCTCTCAAATATTTCTTGTTTATATATCGGTATTCTGGTTGGCATAATTTCCTCCTTTTAATTACTTAATTAATCAATATCTATCCATAATTCACCTGCTGCATAGTCAATATAGCAACCTGTCTCAAATACAACGGGGCCGTCTTCGTCACTAAACACTTCGGCACTGGTGGCAAGGGCTATCTGTTTTTTGGCGGCATTTTTGGATGTACTTACTTCATTGTAGAAGTCAGCAGTCGTAGCTCCTGGATGGGTTAACCTTGCCTTATAAATCTTAATTGGCACTGATATAGCTAACTGTATATCTCCGGTAATCTTAACTCTTCTCATTTAATCTCACTTCCTTTATTCTTCTTTGATTAATTTTCCTAACTTATAGAGTAGATCGGGTGTTATCTTAGTATCCCCAAACTGTTCAAGTTTAATCGGCTCAAAAGGTACATAAATCTCTTGTTGGCTTAACTTGTCATATTCTTTGGCAAACTCAATAAAATTCTTTTGAGTCAGATCATACTCATTTAACTGCTTACCCTTTTTGTCCTTCTTGAACAGCGGCTTACCGTCTTTATCTTTTTTAGCATATTCGACAGCTAATGAAAGTCTAAACTTTTCGTGTACCTTAATCTCTCTTACAATTACATCCATAAACCGCTTAAACCAGTAAGCAGTCTTTGAAGGTAATGCCAATAACATAGCCTCGTTAAGCCCTATCTGCATACCCCGAATTTCATTTAAAGTAATTTTCATATTTTCCCTCCTTTTTATTTTTTAGGACATTTCTGTCCGGCTTGTTTACGCTTGCCTACTTTAGATTTTGTGCGTTGTAATGACCCCTTATAAGGTCCTGTCCCGTCACGCTTTTTTCTTACAGTTTTACTCATATTTCCTCCTTTTTTAAACGTCTGCGGTTGTATCATCGGACAACCGCAAAACCTGTAAGCATGGAGTATTTGTGGCACTGTTAGTCTAGTTTACTCAATTTGTTAATCCGTCAAGTAATACAGGTGCATTATTAGTACTAGTTTCACCAGTAGCAATATTTCCAGCAGCTAATTTCTCATTATAATCAAGCATATCATTAGCTGTATTTGCACCATCAGCAATGAAACGACTGTTTGTAATAACACAATCGGCTGAATCATCATCTATGCAAAGTGTTGTTGCTCTAACTATACAGTTGTTTATTAAACCATTATATAGGTTGGTTGTGTCAATTTTTATTCCAATTTCGCCTTCTATATAAGAGTTCTCAATTACAAGATTCCAGAATGTAGTAGTTGTAGCAATTAATATACCAGCAGTAGCGAATCTGTCTGCATATTCATCATTGATTATTCTGCAATTTAATACTCTAAGGTCATGTCCAGTCCCACCTGTAATATGAATAGCATGAATAGAATCAGCTTCTGCAATAAAGTCACAATCTCCAAAGTATAATCCAGTAAGCGAATCCACAGTAAAGATAGCAGCAGCACCATCATTAACAAATTGAATATTGTAGAATCCAGAACTCATTAATGTAACTGAGCCAGTCCAAGCGTGTTCTCCTTTGATTTCAGTTTTGTTGAAAGCGTCATTAGAACCTACTCCGATTACGTCACATTTTACAGGAGGAACGGTTAAATCTTCTTTACAGGAGTCACCCTTTAGAAGTATAGAATTTCTTGAAGCCCAGCCATGAGAACCAGCGGCAATATTAGCATTACTTACTCCAATGGCATAAGCGAGTGTCTTATAAGGAGTATCCCAGCTTGCACCGTCATCAACTCCGTCACTTCCAGCATTACAGTCTACGAAATAGACTTCGCCTCCTACCGCCAGACCTAAATTCTGCAGTTGTTTCAGTACATCGTATAATTCGCCACTTGCAAATCCTTGTCCTATATGTTTTTTTATCTCTATCATATTAAAAATCTCCTTTCTCAAATAGAGGGACGGTAAAGCCCCTCTATTCAATTATTATTGTTTAAGCAGGAGTAGAAGCCCCACTTAAAAGTTGTACACCAAATAATCCGTTTAAGACAACTGCTATAAAGTAGGCTTTCCATGATACATAGCTGTAAGCATTGGTTGGGTTGGAAGTATCAGTCGGGCCGGATACTTTGATTATAAGTTTGTCTTTTACGCCGCTTAATCGAGTACCTGCAATAGCGTGCTTACCGAATACCGGGGTCTGGTTAACAGTTCCACTTTCCGAGTAGAAAGAGAATCCTCTATCAACAGTGGCTTCATGAGCACTTGCGTCGGTAACGAGCATGGTAAAGGCTTCGGTATCTTCATACCACCTTACTCCGCCCCATTTTCCGAGTTCGCCGTTCTTGATGGCTTCCGGTGAAGCGTAATGCTGTGCATTGACCCAAGCACTATCTTGCATAAAGTCATAGACTACGAAAGGACTCATAATCCCTACGAAGAATTTACCATCATACTTTGGTGCTTTATAATGCTTTAATACTGCTACAGCTCTTTCTACTGCTGAACCAGTTACCACATTAGTAGCGGCAAGTCCTTTAGTTACTACGATACGGAAAGTATCAGTGTCACCAGGTGCGTCTTTTAAGGCTGGTTCAAAAGTGACTACGCCATTAGCGTTTACAAAGTCGGTAACTAATCCTGCATATCCGGCACATTGTCCTGAAGTAAAGATGATTAATCCGTCATTCCAGAAGTCATTAGCTTCACTTAAACTTGAATAGCAGGTAGTAGTAGTTGCTGTAGTTGCCACTGCATCACTTTTAGCATAAGTGCTTGAATTATCTACCCTCATCGGATAGAATCCTAAAGACATTGCTAATCTATACCGATAATTAATTGATTCACCCATATTAACACCGGCAAGCATAACCGCATCTTGAGTAACATCACTATATGAAGTTAATAACAAGGTGTCGAGTAGCTTGATACTGTTAGAGTATTTGGCTGTGGTCTTCTCAAACTCGAAGGCTTCCATCTCAACAGGAGTAGGATTTGATCCTTCAGTAGTTGCAGCGGTTATTTTTGCAAGCGGTATTAATCGAGTAAAGTTTACGGTCTTACCTTCTTTTTGAGGGATATCACGACTATGGTCTGCAAGTTTGTCGGCTACCATTACTGGTTCGGCAAACTTGAGTAACTGTCTGTCGTAATACACCTTCATTAATTGGGTAAGAGAAGTAGTACTTGTATCTACCATTATAATTCACGTCCTTTTTATTAATATTTTTGTTTTTCCCCCGTGAATTATAGACTAATAATTATTCTTGTTAGTCTTTTGGTTTCCCGACTAATTTGTCAAGTTCTGCATCTGACATAGCTTCGTAGTCGGTTGATTTCCCACCAGTAGAAGCGGAAGATGGTCCTTGCGGTTCGGTAAAAGTATTAACTTTACCGCTTGCGGCTTTTTCGGCTTCCTTTAGTGCTTTCTCTTGAAATTCTTTCTGGCTGGCTTCTAATGCTGACCCGATATTCTGCTTATAGTAGATATCATAGGCGGCTTCAAATGCACCCTGACCGTGTTTATCAAATAGCTCATTTCTACCATTTTCTTTGGTAAAACCTGCTATTATCTTGTTGATCTTTGTGCGATCATAAGGAACAAAACCCTCTTTAGCCTTATCTTCCAACCGTTTAATCTCTGCTTCATTATCTGACCTTGCCTGTTTAACTGTAATCGGCTTTATTGCTTCTCTTATTAACGGCATTAATGCTTCGGCGGGGTTCTCGCTAAACTTGTCGTAAAATTGGGTTTTCTGCTCATCAGTCAGCTTTGCAATGTTTTTTTCTACGAGATGTTGTGCAGTGGTGTTAATCCCATATTGCTTAATTTCTTCGTCTATTTGTGCATTTTCTTTTTTATACTTTCGCAGTTCACCAAGCTCGTCAGTTTGTGTGCTTTGGAGTTTTCTAAGGTTAACATAAGCCTTAGATATATCCTCAGCAGACTTACCTTTTAGGTCATCAGGTAATTTACCAGTCGGTTCAGTTACAAGTTCAGGTTCAGCTACAGGTTCGGGTTCAGGTCCAGGTTCTTTGTCACCTTTTTTAATCACAGGTTCGGGTACACTTGCAGGTTTGCCTTTCACCATTTCATCAAGTTCTTTATCAGTCAGCTTATCATATTGAGAAAGCTCTGATATGTCCTCGCTTACTTCGCCAGCCTTGTCATCTACTTGTCCTTTAACGGGGGTAGATTCTGGGTTATTGACGGTTGTTTCGATTGACATAGTTTTAAAAATCTCCTTTCATTTATTTTATTTAAAACTTAAAATTATCCTTTAATACTTGATACAATCCTTCGGATAATCGGTCTACTTGTTCTTCACTTAATTCGTGATTATTATAATTTGTGTCTATACAATGTAATATCTCGTGTAAAAAAGTTTCTTCGATAACTGATTTTGCTAATATATTTCCACGATATTTTTTACATAAATAGATTAACAATTTATTATGTATAGAAAGCCCTACATAACCTTCATTTGTTAAATATCTATCATCCCATTTAACTTTATAAACATGTCCAGCTACCTTAATTTTCTCTGGTATCTTCATATATCCCCCTTTTATTTCTTTATAATATTGGTCTCGGCAGGATTATTGCATACCTGCAAGCCTCAAGGCTATTCATCAGCTGTATGGATTCGAGAGACTACTCCAGCGATAAAACGCTAAACATGATGTCCTCACCGTTTGGCACACCCCATCATGCGGATACTTTACCCCTAAGCGAGGGTATTCAGTCACAAGACCAAAACTTTATTTCTTTATCTTTTCCGCTTCTTCGCCCTGCTTAATCAACATATCTACCTCGTTAAATATCAAGTCTATCCCTTCTACGCAGGCTTGAGCATAATATATTTTATTCAAGTCTTTCTCTGTCAGTGCCTTCTGTGTATAATAGGCTTTCTTGTCGTTTTTTAGCTTCAATATATCCTGCCAGCCAGCAGTATTGACCGTAGTCCGCAGGCGGTCTGCATTGTCTATTAGTGATTTATAATCATTTGTTTGCATTGGCTACCCTCCAAAATAATATCTAAATATTTTCGTTCTTGTTGTTTCCATTTTTGCCAATAGTAAAAATCCATTTTTGCAAACTTATCATTTCTAAATTCCTTTAACCACTTTTTAATATTACGTTTGTGGACAAAAGCATATTTATTACCAATTTCGATATAATTTTCTAAATCACGTGACATTATTTACCCCTTTCTTCCCCCTCTTATTCCCACTTTCCCACCTTGAGCATTCCCCATCCCACCAGGCACAGTCGGGGGAGTTCCTCTGCCTGGCGTTAATGATGGGGCACCAGGAGTGGGAGTTCCTGGCTTATTGGCAGTCGCTTGAGCATTACCTTTAGCTTTAGCTTCTTTTGCTTCTCTTTCTTCCCTGATAGCTGGTATCAAGTCCTCTAATTCAGGAAATTTCATATTTTCCCCTATACGCTTTCCTATTTCTTCCATACTGATAGCAGGTATCATAACAGGCTTACCTTCCCCGTCTAACTGAACATTACCCATTGGATCAAGTGCAGGTTTTAATATGGTAGGAGCTATTTCTAAGAACTTTAGCAGATTAACTATCATGGCTTGCTGTTCCTCAAATATGCTTACTCCACGAGGTATAAAGTCAGGATTACCAGCCATCTTAATATCTTCTTTTTTGACTTCTTTACGTTCTTTATCTTCAAACCACCTTTCGGCCTTCTCTTTGCCTAATACCCTAAAAGCACTTTCCTTGCTAAAGAATTGGATATCATGCTTATAGAATATTTCCAGCACTCTTTGAAACCACGGTTCAAGTGAATGTTTAACTTCGTGTTTAAGTGGTTCGGCTGCATTACCCTGCTGTATTCTGGTCTGCCCTAAAGTATCCGGTAAATCCTTTGCATTTGACATAGCAGATATAACAGGGACAGCTTGTGTGGTTTTCATTATCTTATCTTCAAGCATTTGAATAAAGGCTATTAGCGGTGTAAGTGCCGCAGCCTGTGCAGTAGTATTAATAAACGCCATAGCTTTCGTAACATCTTCTACATTGGGATTGGTAGTAAATACTTTTCCCGGATGGGTTATGATTATTCCACCAGATAAACCAGCCATCTTCTGTTGATTAATTATAGACATAGGATTAGATATAATATTGACACAATCACTAAATTTATTGTGGGCATTGGTAAGCTCGGCAGCATAAGACTGTATATCTTCGCCTGTACCTACTCCAAACTTCTCGTTAGGCATCTTATCTTTACTGGCATCAGCAAAGATATTGCCGCAGTCATAGGGATATTCTTCATTTCTGATACATACTTCCTGATTAGCCACGGTGATAATAGCTTTTACATAATCATCTTCATAAGGGTTGACGGTTGCCTCATCTGATATCTTGCCTTCTAACAGCGATTTTGGCACTTCACCATGATATTCTAACAGCTCTACACGGTCATCTTTTAGTTGATCTTCACCTGCTGCTATAGTATCGCCACTACCACTACCGGGCTGTGAGGTGTTAAAAAGGTCTTTGATGCTGTGATATATACCCTGCTTTTCCTGCATACGCAGGTAGGAAGCAAATGCATTACGCTTACGAAGGACTATCCAGCTTTCACCTATATCAAGCGTACCGGGGTCAGGAAAGCTGTTAAAGATATCTAATATTTCCATATCCGGTTGCTCTAATACAGTCTTACCTTTTTCTTTTTCTACTTTCCAGGGCTGTTTAGATTGTGAATAGCCATACATCTCAAATTGCTTAATAAAGGCTTCACCTTGATTAAAGAATCCACCCTTCTTCTTGCCAACATTACCAAGCTGATATATTAAAATATCCTTTAATATAGGTATAGCATCTTCGTCAGTTTCTTCACCCGGCTTGATATTAAATGATTTTAACCCTGCCGAGAATAGGATATTCATATAAAGCGGTACTTTAGTGCGGATTGCTTCTTTAAGTGATGTTATTACATAGTTGGCCTGCCAAGCTTCCTTGCCTGCTGACTGCGTGCCTCGGTAGTCTTGATAGTATTCCATCCACTTGGCGTGTCTGGCTGCCATGTTAGTCTTAGAATAGTTATAACGCTTTAGTACAAACTTAACAAGGGCTTCACCTTTGGTCTTTATATCCTCTTCTTTTTTGCTTACTGTCATATATTACCATCCTGAACCTCCCACTAATTTATTATTTATTATTCACCGCTTAAATAGTTAAACCACGCTCTATATATGTTTAATTTAGTTATCATCTTCCTAATTATAATATCAATATCAACCAATTTATGACTGTCAATACCAATAAATTCTGGTATCTTTCTATGTTTAATTCTTCCAGCTAATTCCTTCGTTGCGTCGTTCATATACTTAATTACTTCTTCATTGGTCCAATTATTCATTTTTTCCATCATTTCCCCCTTATTTAATTCCTACTCACCTTCCTGCTCGCTGCGATTAGTTCAGCCGAAGTGTCTAATGCTTGGATAGTCTTGATTTTGATGATTAGGCTAGCGATATTATTAAGTTTATCTATATCTTTCTCCATGTCGAAATCAACCTTTAAAGAAGTTAATATCGCATCATATTCGCTATACATATCATTTCCCCCTTTATTTAATATTATTTTGTAACTACTACATTTGGCTGTATTGGTATATTTAGTTCATCTGTTATTGAATTATTAAGCATTTTAACAATATCTTCAAACTCAATAATTAATTTTGCTATGTCTGTCTGATATAAATTAAGATTAGCCCTAAAATAACTCGCTATTATTTTATCTTCATTAATTTCTTTAAGTAGCCATAATATAGCCTTAACATCATTCTCGTTCATATTCCCCCCCTTATAAACCTTCATATTTCCCGCTATGCTGTTTCACATAGTCGAGGTCATTATCTCCCGTATCATTTCTTGAATTTCTATATAATTGTATCTGCCTGATTGATATAGCTGCATATCTTGCCGCTGCCCCTGCGTGATCATTGCCGTCTGCCTTCTCGGCATCTGTATATTTTTGTAAGATATCGTTCCAAACTCTACCCCACATCTCAAGATGCTGTCTACCTATTCTGGTCTTTTCTTCGTCGAACCAGCAATTTGGAAGTAATCCTTTCAATACCTCTACGCTATTTTCAAAGCTACATTTCTCTACTAACTCAAAGTTGATTCCTACATCTGCTGCGTGTTCCAACCTTGTCTTGGCTACAAACCCTTTACCCACCATCTCTTTAACTTTTATATCAGGTGGCGCCCAGTGGTTACGATATAGATATTTCTTTGATTGGAGTAATCCAGCCCAATAAGCAAATGTTTTTCCCGTTGCTTCCTCAAAATCTATAAACCTTACTTCATTCCCTAACTGCTGTACAAACCAGACCGCCATGCTATTCTTTGTTATCCCTAAATCCCAGTAAGTATCTACTAATAATTCTGCTTCATACGGTACTCTGGTTATGCGTCCTTCGTTAGCTAATTCCTGTAGCTCCTTGCCTATATATGTGCCTTCAATGCCCTGGTTGAATGAACAGTAATATTCCTGGTTGATGTAATCCTCTGACTTGCCGTCATCACGTTCTTTTTGCAGGTCTGCTTCGGTAATAAGTCTGTTACCTTGATGGTTAAATGTATCATCTACTGTTGCAAGTATGGTATAACAATCAGGGTTTTTCTTTGCCCTAAAATATCTTTCCTTATAGTGATTGTTCCCGTTAGGTGTGCTGTTATAGGCTCTGAAACCACCTGTCTTCCTTATCATGGGAGAGATAACTTCATCACCTCGTGGGTCTTGATAGGCAAACTCTGTAAATACTGCCCCGTTAGAAGGTTTGCCTCGTAGTGCTATATATTGCTTGTTATTAGTGCCAAACACCTGTATTATAGATGTCCCACCTACAGAGGCTACCGTAAGTTTCATGTCAGCATTATCTTTGTGGACTATTGCTTCTTGTGGAATATACTTCTGCATAACATCATCGCCTTCTTCATTTTTGCCTTCCCAGAATGAATCACGCCCCTGTTTTAGGGATGGCCAAACATACTGATATGTTCCAGGATGTTCAAAGGCTTCAGGCAATAACACTTCATTTAAAGATAATAAATCTTTTCCACCTCGCCGGTGTATGGTAGCCCATATTTCTAAACCTTTTTGAAAAGCTATACAAATAGGCCTTTGCCACTGGTAAGGCTTATAATTATGTGGTAAACGAATCCCCAAATTTATTTATCCCCTTTATCTTCAACATAAATTACCCTTTCAAAGTTTAGTGGTCCTCCATCCTTACCCATAAGCTCGTTCTTTACTGTATTAGAATATTCTCCACCAGTTTTATTATTCAATACATATTCAATAGCACTTTGTTTATTCCTGCTTAAATTTACTTTTAATCCTCTTCTTGCTAAAGTAATTAATTCATCATTGGCATTTTCTTTAATGTCTTCTATAGCTTGTTTAAACTTTGGATATTTTTCAAGGCATTTATAATAAGTTTTCCTACTAATATTAACTACATCACAAGCATTACTAATATTTTGTCCATTATTTTTAAATGTTTTTAAAAGTGTTTTTTTTGTAACCTTTGTAACCTTTGCCATTACCACTCACCCTCGCTTATTTCCTCTATCGTTACCTTAAATACCGGAGACTTTAAAGCTAATAACTCCATCACCGCCGCCAAATCTGAAGCAGGCACGTCCAGCTTTATCCGGCTATTCTTATCTTGCCCACCTATAGCAATAGCAAATATGTTAGGTAGTGAAGCAGTAAATTGTATCTTTTCCATACTTAATATTATCCCATGTATCCCAGAGTTGAGGAAGTATTTTTGTTATTTCCCTTTATACTTCCTCTCATCCTCTTCCGTTACCTCAATCTCATACTGCAAAGCCGGCTCATAATTATCTATCTCATAATATTCATCTACCCTCTCCATATAGTCTAAATCGTCTACTAAAACAGGGTTATTGTCTTGTGAGTTGCCCATCGTGCAGTGCAAGTGCCGTTTCCTCTCAAAATATTTATTATTAACTTTTGTATTTTCCTTCATTCGCTTAATCAACTCCTCGCTAAATTTCCTTTTCTTTTGACCATTACCAAATCTTGCCCCTGATTCTATTCTATTAGTTTCTACCCCCGCTTTGTGTAGTGCATTTTGTATCCCCCATCGGTTGACTCCATACTTTACTTGTATCTCGCTATACTTCAATCCCAGTAAATAATCGACTGCTATATTAAGATAATTTAAGTTTATTTCTGGCTCGTATATTGCAGGGTCTTCAGACATTACATCACCTCACCTCTTTTTAGCTCACCATATCTTTTAGCCTAAAATTATGTACAGTGTGTACTTTTTCTCTACCTCTTTTTAGTGCCCGCTTGATTCTGTTTTTATCTTCCTCTGCTTCCCTGATAAATTTCTGACTGCAAGCATTGTCAATAAACTCATTAGTGTACTCTAATAAATTCCTAACTGTTTTTTCCGGTAAGTTAAAAGCTACCATTGTCATTTTAATTAACCTCCTTAATTTACTTATACATAAGTCATTCGTAACCCTTGAATGATTCTGTGTGCATGAGCGTTCACCTCCTTTCTAATTTTAAAATTATCTATTCCTCTTTAATAAATTTCAGATTATCAGCCTTGATACTATATCCCGATTGAACAATAAACTCTCTTAATATTTCTCTAACATCATAATAATCAGAACCTACATTATATTTGTTTAAGTTTTTTATATCACTTTCTAAATATCTAATTTTGTTTTTAAGGTCATATATCACACTCGCTAAAGAACACACCCATAAAAAAACCGCAAACTCAACAACCGCAAGAATTATCATCAAAATTTTAATATCCATCTCTTCATCACCTCCCCTCTATAATTATTTCTGTTCTCGGATTTGCCTTGTCGATATGAAAATTGACGATTGGCTGACCTATGCAGTAATAGTTATCGTCTACTATAAATTCTTTATCAACTAATACGTCTATCCAACTAATTAGTCCGCCACCAAAATAGTTTTGTATATCTCTTTTTCTATTAGTCTTAAAATATATATCAAAAGTTAATTTTGCCTTTTTATATTTAGGTTTTTTCATGCCTATAACTTGTTGTAATATTAATACGGCTATATCCGATTTATATGACCTTCTTTTCGCCCAGTGCATATTGACATATTTATTTTTACTTAATGGCACTTCGTTTATGGTTATTTTCGTTGTCCTTCACCTCCCCCTCAATTTCCCTCTTATGCAAAATAGCCTCGTCATCATCTACACAATTATTTAATAATGCCTGGTGCTTATTATAGTCAATGCTATTCTCGGCTATCCATTTTTGAATATCAGCTATTGTGTCAGACTGGGTTTTCAAAGTATCTATGGTAGTTTTCATAAAATAATTTACAAGAATTTTTTGGTTGTGTTTAGCAAATCTACCACCTTCATTCCCTTC